AGTTACAATTGATGCCGTAGTTACACTTGCAGTAAAGGTATTTAAATTTGAAATAGATGTTACTAAACTTGCAGTTGAAATACTTGCAGTATAAGAATTGAAAGATGATGTAGATAATTTACCATCCAAAGTTCCACTCAATGCAGTCGTTACTAAATCCGTTGCAAATGCACTATCCAATGAAGAGGTCAATTGATTTATTGAAATCTTATATGTAGTGCTGCCCGATATACCAACTACAAAAGTTGTGTCTAATGTTGCCGGAGTTAATGCCGGTAATTCTGATATTTTTTTAGTTTGTCTTAATGCCATTTTTTATAATATTATTTCTTCATCACCTTCTGTTGATAATGCTATATCGGTTTCCGTTCCAATTGGTATATCTTTTAGTTTACCTATAACATAAATATCGTTTATTGTTACATTATCAAAATCTATGTATTCATCATTTAAAGTTATAACCACATTATTTCCAACTTCTTTAATTGTGTAATCTCCTGGAATATGCAAACCATATACCAACACTTCAAAATTATCAGGTGATGCACCTTCGGTTCCGTAATCTAATGTAACATTGTATATTGTAAGTGTATTTGTATTATTATCAAACACATCAACATTTCTTTGGACATATCTTGCACTATGTTCTAATATCTCTTGATAGAAATCCGATATAATCGTTTTGTTATTTACTAATTTAATTGGATTAGGGTTTGAACGAGTATTTGAATTGAATTTATTTGTAGTTGGTAATTCTATATTTTGTAAACTACCTGTTAAATCCGAATTGACAAGATTTTCTGCATTCACTTTTGGAGGAATGATTCTATTTAACTTTCTTGCATTTGAATTAAACTGTCTAAGCATATTTTTCTATATCACCTTTAATTTCAATAAAATCTTGTGAATCTAATTGATACTCAAATCTATTTTTAATAAATTTAACTAACAGACCACTACTTCCTTGCTCAACTATATAATCGGTTGCACTTATATTTTGTGTGTTAATATAAATTCTTAATCTATCTTGCTCCGTTCTATATTCTATTTCTCTAAGTATATCCACAAATTTCCAACCTGTTGCTTCCCAAATCGAATATGTTGAATCTGATAAATTTTTTGGAGTCAAAATTGCATTACCAGGTTTTCTAAACATTTTTTGAGTTATGTCTAATAAACTTCTTTTCATTATAAATCAATAAATTTACCTGTTATGGTAATTTCATCATCACCATCTACTACAAACGGCATTGATGAAAAATCTATTACCAATGAATTTGAAGTAACATTATTGATTGTAAAGTGTGTAGTAAAATAATATCTTACACCATTCACATAAACTTTTATATCATAAGAATCACCGCTATATGTAAATCCTGCAGTAACTACCGAACTTAATGTAGATGGTGTTTTTATACATTTTATGTTATTAATTGTAAGTAAATTTGCACCGGTAGTTGATAAACTATTATTCAAAGATAAAAAATCAATCAAATCTTTGTTATCATAATATGGTGATGGTGTTGTCAATAATCCCTCTAATCTACCACTACCACTTGTAACATCCACTTCGGTTGATATAACCAATCTTTTTGTTGACAATGATTTTCTGGTAGTTAGTTCTCCATCAAACTTTTCAGGCAATAAATAAGCCTTAACATTTAATGAAAATTCTACTCTATTAATTCTTTCAGTTCCTTCACCAACTTCATTTATAACATTAAATTCACTAACTGATGTTCTAAATTTAAATTTTTCTTTATCTCCCCAATATGATGATGCAAAATTAAGTTGTTCAATTACTTCATTTAATTGTTCTGTGTAAGATGTCCAACACATACAATCGTAATTAACCTCCACATAATCAGGCATTGCAATTCTAAAAATTTCTTGCTTTGGTTTAACACCACTACCCAATGCTGTAAATCTATCGTATCTGTTATCTTTTGACCATTTTGTTATTGCAGGATAAGAAAGATGTCTATTTGGCATTTGCATCGTTTCATCTTTTGCAATAGATGTTCTTCTTAACATCATCAAAGGTAATTGTATTTTACCTTTACTATCTCTATAAACACCCTGTCTGCGAGAACCATTCCATCTTTCCGAATTACCATATATTACTGGAATTTTTACTGCTACACCTTTACTATCTTTTAGTGTTGGAAGAACCGTATCCTCCAAATAAGACATCATAGCATAATCAATATCAAAAAGAGTGATACTTTTTTTAAGGTCACTATTTGTTGATTTTATTTGATTTGCTCTATTAAGGTCGGGTCTTAATGGGTTTACTGACATTTATAATTAGTTTATTCTTTCTTCAATATTAAGATTAGATTTGGATACCATAAATGTAGAACAAATGATACTCCAATTTCTTTTTTCATCTACACTATTTGGTAATCCTCCAACATATTGTATTTCAGTTGTATTATCTATTTCATAATAAGAATCATCAAAATAAATAATATCTCCAATTTCAGGATATGTTTTTCTTTCTTCACATAATAATCTATCAAATCTAAATTCTATATTTTGATTTGTTTCCGAACCAAATCCTTCATATGTTGCAGTTTGTCCTTCTTTATTAATCAATACAAATAATTCAACTCCAGTATGCCAAGTTTTATTCATAGCTTCTCCGTAAATATTAACTTTTGTTTCATTTAAATTAATTTTATATAAAATACAAGTATTTTCAACCACAGTATCTACTAACTCTCTGGCAACATTTCTTAAAAATTGTATATCTCTACCTACTAAAAATTTTGGCATATTATCCTACATATAATTTTAAAGGAACTTTTCTTAACATTTCTTGCTGATGGTCTGCTTCATGTGCTTTATTTTCCATCACATTTTTTCTACTCATCTCTTCCAAATTTTCTCTCAATTGTTGAATAAGTGCATCCTTTTCAACCTGTGCTTCTGCTCTTAATGCAGCACCATCTAAAGAAACCTCACCATCTGGAATTGGAACTGAGTTATATTTTTCTCTAATTGCTCCTAATAATTCTTTTGCCAATGCTAACGTATATTTTCTAATCCATTGTTTACCAACTTCATTTATTTTTGAATATTGGATAAAATTATAAGGTATATCGGAGTAATCAGAAAGTGAATCAGATTGAATAGTTTGAGAATCATGTTCAAACTCATCTCTATTGATATATTCAAAATATACTTTTTTTACAGTATTTGGTGTTGGAACAGGAAATATTTCTAATTTATTATCAACTATATTAAATGAATGTGCTGATTTACGAATGTGGTCATTAAATTCAATTTGTTGCATTCTTAATACATCTTCATATAAAGGCATCATTAAGAATTGTGCAGCTGGTGAAAAGTTACCAAATCCTAATTCACTTATCAAATTTAATGTTCCCTGTGCACCTACTGAGTATGGGTCAAAAAAACGAGTAATTGCAGGAACTGCTTCGTGATAAACTCTTGTTACATCAATTGTAGAACTTCCGCTGAATATGTTTGTAAATGATTGAGAAGTTTCTAAATCAATTGCAGAAGACATTATATTATATCTTTGAACCGATTGTGTTAGTTCTAAATATGCTTTTTTAATTGGTGTATTTCCACCCACTCCTGCAAGCGTTCCGTATTGTTGAGACATACGAATTGTAGTTGGTAAAAATGAACCATCCACAAGTGTTTGTGAATAATTATCTCTACCACCAAATGCACCTGGTTTTTTCTGGCCTCTTAAAATATCAATATTATTTCTAATATTAAATTGATTAATCTGTGCAGAATATTCTGAAACAGATTCTTCAAAACATGCCCAAATTTGTTGATTTTCTAATTCAACATTTACAATAGGGTGTCCTAATCTTTTTGCTACCCAAACTGATGTTTTTGGTGCATCTTCTCTAAAATCAGTATCATTATCGTATATTCCAAATGGAGTCGCTTCAGCTGATGCTGATGCTGATAAAAATGAAATTGGATAATTTGAACTTGACCAGTAAGTATTTATAGACATATCTAAAATTTATAGTTTTACTACTATAAATATAGAAATAAAAAAAGATAAGTTATCCTATTTGAGTTAATGTTGCAATGACCGATGGTGTAGCTGGTATTTGTCCCGAACCAGCATCATAGTGTAATAATCCATCCGTACTATCACAAGACCATTTTATTTCCAGATAATCGTTTGCATTCATATGACATAAGAAATTCCAAGAAGCAGGTTGCTTACCTAAATGTGCCGATTGTGCTCTTGCTACATCGACATGTGTATTTGTATTTGGAATAGAATTTCCGTTTTTTGCAAACCAAATATAAAATACAATATTTGTATTTGCCGTATTTTCTAATTGTGCACTAAATTGTAAATTATAAACACCTGCATTTTCAACTTTAATTTGTGAACCACT